TTGCTGCTTCAGTGAGACGATTTGCTGAATCTGATGAAGCTGAGAAATTAGCTAAAGTTATGGCTATGACAATACAAGCGTTAGGTGGCGCTGTAAACTTCGCTCTTGAGAACATACAAGGTTTTGCTGTGGCTGTTGGCATACTAATGACAGGGGCTTTATTAAAAGGTGCTGTTGTCGGAGTCAAGCTGATAGCGTCTTTAACAGGACTCACTGGCATAATGCGAGGTCTTACTGCAAGCACAGTAACTGCTTCGGCAACAGTGACAGGATTAACCAGAGCATTTAACCTTAGCGCAGTTGGAGCTAGAGCTTTAGGTCTTGCGGCACGATTTGCATTCCCCGCATTAAACCTCGTACTTGCAGGCGTTGCAGCTTTTACTATATATCAAGGATTGAAAGATAGAACTACGGATGTGGAGAACCTCGGTAAAGAAAGTGATCGAGTAAGCTCAAAAATCACTGACTTGAATAAAGCAATTAAAGAGTTAGGGATTGGTGATACACTATCTCAAGAACTTGGTGAGATTACCGCTGCACAAGATCGCTATAGTCGAGCGTCAGACAATCTAACAAGGGCTATAGAAGAAAGGGCACAAGCAGAGCTTAGGGCTAATCAGTTAACTGCGAGTATAAGACGTGCTGGTGGTAAGAGACAACAAGAGTTAAGAGCTGAAAGAGAAGAGCAACGAGCTATAGTTGCAGCACTAACCTCTGATATAGAAAGATATAACACGGAAGCTTATCGTCAAACTCAAATTGCAGAGGCAGCAACAGAATCTACACGTAGAGCTGTAGAAGCACATCAGCAAGAGCAGAATGAGCTTGACAATTTAACAAACAGTGTCAAAGCCCATCGTAACGAAATCATGTCACGTATTGATGCTGAAACTCAAGAGATTGAGAAAGCAAAAGAGCGCCTGAATGCTTATGATCAAACTATCGCCCAAGCAGAAGCGTTAGGTCAAACTCACACAGACGAGATTCAAGACTTAATCCAACTCCGTGATCGTTGGGCAGATTATATCGAAGAGTTGCGTAAGTCAACACAAGAGCATAGACGCATTCAGGCATCAACCAACCTGCTTGAACGTATGAATCGTGAGCTTGAAACAACACGCTTAACAACGATTGCTTATCAGAATGCGTTAAATGATACAAGCTCAAATGCTGAACAGAACCTTGAAGAAGCATTATCAACAATCCAACGTCAGGCTGCAATTACAGCTTTGATTGCTGAGGTTGAAAATCTGAATGCGGCAGACCAACAACGTCTTGCTGTAACACTTGGATTGATTCAACAAGGCGAAGAGTTGACAGTGACAACAGAGCAGATTGCCGCTGCTATGCGTAAGCAAACAGATGAGCAAATTGCTTCTGAGAAAGCAGCACGTGAGCTGTTCAATGCACGTCAACAACTCCGTCAACTTGAGCAAGATAATCTTCCAACATTATCGCGCACTAATCAGGAATATGCAGACAGCTTAGATTGGATCAACAAACTTACAGGTGCAGAACGTCAACGTGCATTAAATGCCGCAGAGGACAAGCGTCTACGTGAAGAAAACGAGTTATTCCAACAGCTTGACGATAATGTGCGTATGCAGCCAATGTCGGAAGCTGAACGTCTAGCTCAAGAGTTTGAACAAAGACGCATGATCCTTGAAACAGCTCTTGGTTATGAGTCTGAGCTTTATAACGAATACCTTGAGAAATTACAAGCTGAATTTGACCAATTAGACCTCACACGTAAGATTGGTCAGAACCTAGACTTTGCTAATGATCTTGTTAGCGGTGCGATGGATGCTATGCAGACGATGGGCAAAGAGAACAGTAAGTTCTTCCAAAAGCTCGCTATCGGACAAGCATTAATCCAAGGTGCTCAAGCCATACTTGGAGTTTATTCTGATCCTAATCTCGGAACATACCAAAAACTAGCAATGGCAGGTGTTATTGGCGCTAAAGTTGGGGGTCAGATTGGAGCAATCAAGGCTCAGTCATTCTCAACAGGTGGTTTTGTGTCAGGAAAAGGTACAAGTACATCAGACTCAATCCCTGCTTGGTTGAGTAATGGTGAATTTGTATTAAATGCCGCTGCTGTAAGACGACTTGGTTTGTCCAACGTAGAAGCTCTTAATGAGGGCAAAATGCCGAGATTTAATCAAGGCGGTGGGGTAGGGTTACTTACTCCTGTTAAGGGGTCTGACGGAGGCTCTAGGGGCGTTACATTACAGATTTTCAACCAAGGTGAGCCTTTAGATGTTGAGCGCACTGAAATGGTTGAAGGTGAAGATGGTGAATTGGTTATGAAAGCTTATCTTCGTAAGATGCAACAGCAGGACATGGACGATGGTCGGTTTGACGCAACTCTGTCTACCAACTTCGGTCTTAGCCGCAAACCTAAACGGAGATAATAAATGTCAATACCTGTTTGGCCAGAGACATTACCACAGTCACCATTGATTCAGGGGTACACTTCTACCCCTGTTTCTTCACGCCTTGAGTTTGAGACTGAGGTAGGATCACCTATCGTCCGTAATCGTGCGAATGCAACACCAGATAATATCAGAGAGCAGTATGTGTTCAGCACAGCACAGAAAAATACATTCCAAACATTTTGGCGCAATGAGTTAAAACGAGGAACAGTTATCTTTCTGAAACCTGATCCTGAAAATAACCATGCACAATCACTCTATCAATTCAGAGGTGGATCAGAGCCAGTGTTTACTGCTGTGGGTATTTACTGGACAACAACATTTGATTTGCGGAGAATTCCGTCGTGAGAAATTTGTCACAAGAAACCTTGAAAGAAGTGTTTGCAGAATTTATGCCCACTTCTCTAACATACTTACTCAGAATTGTCTACGAAGATAATGACGGTGTGATCCACACAGCAAGATATGCACAAAGCTACACACCGATTGAAAGTAACTCTGAGGTTTATCAGCCTGCGGCATTCCGCATTAGTTTAGCGAACGATGAAGCAAATGGTATGCCTGCTGTTAATTTGATATTTGATGCAGGTAATCGCTCTAACATTTCAAAGCTGCGGGAGTATGACAAAAAGCCGTTAGTGTATCTACAGGTAGTTGTTGTTGAGCGCCCCGATGTAGTTGAAATTCCTGAGATTGAATTTGAAGTGATGACTTGGACAATTCAGGGCAATAGTGTGTCAGCACAGCTCAAAGTTGAGCCAATCCTTGACGAACCAATACCGGGCGATCTAGTAACACCAACACTATTCCCATTCTTATTTGAGAACGTAACAGTGAGCGATGGTACAGGTCAGATTATTGGTGGTGGTGGGTATACCCCTATTAACCCAGACCCTAATCCACCTAACCCTCCAACTGATCCTAATATTCCACCAGAGTTTGATGAACAGTGATGGATAAGTATAACTCATTCATTGGTATTCCGTACAAACGATATGGTCGTCATGCCCCATACTTAGATTGTTGGGGTTTTGTTGTCTATGTCTACGATAAGGTATATGGGATTCATTTGGAAAATTATGAAGGCCAAGACACCAAGAATGGTTATACACGGGCGAGTAAATACGTCTTAGAGAATATGAAAAATGGCGATTGGGTAGAGGTTGAAGGTGAGTGGCAAGAGGGTGATATTGCGTTAGTGAACACACACGGTAATCCCTTACATATCGCAATTATTATTGACGACAATCACTTAATCCACAGTACAGAAGCTACTGATAGCATTATTGAAAATTACAGAGGTCACTTGTGGAAAAACAAGATTTACAAAGTCATAAGACACAAACATTTCGCCTAATTTTAGCAGAATCACCTTTCGATAAAAACCCGAAAGAGGTTGACATACCTGTTGGGGCGAGTATTGGTGACATTCGTAAACACGCTAACAACTCTGTTGATATTATCGTCAACGGAGATTTTTGTATAGACGATGATTTTATCCCTCAGCACAATGACCTTGTGCAAGTGATCGCTGTACCGCAAGATTTTGGTTTATCCGCTTGGTTGGCCATCATCTCTATTGCATTGGGCGCATACAGCTATACAGTTGCTAAAAAAGCAGCTAAGCAAGGTGCACCTGAAGATGTGCAATTCAGTCGCATCTCAGGCTTACGAAACGAAGATGGTTTATACAAACCACATCAATTATTACTTGGTAAGCGTAAAGTAGCGCCACGATACATTGCAAGACCGTTCACCTTGATTGAGGGCGGTGAAGAGTATTTTTATGCGTTAATGAGTTCAGGGTATGCACCTCAAAAAGTAGAGAATTTCAGGATTGGTGATGTGCCATTGTCTGAGTTCGAGCATGAGATTGCGGTTGTTGATCATTATGAAAACTTCGACCTACAAGGTGTGCGTAATATTTGGAAAGCGGATATTGCACAGGAAGCTGTTAATCTTGAGTTAGAGACAGAAGGTGATTTCTTATTCTCACAATCACAGATTAATCCTGAACGCATCATTTTAGATTATTATTTACCATCAGGTATATTTGGAGTTAGCAGCCAAGGGAAGCAACGTGTAGCATATACTACGACCCGTGTTGATTATCAAGAGCCTAACGGTGATTGGATGACATTGGGGCTATTAAGAGAAGTACCACCAAATGGACGTATGACCTCTGTAACAGGAACTTTGTTCTTTGCAGGCACAACTTTGCGTATGTTCACTCGCACCAATACGCAGGTCAATGTTAATTCCTCAACAGACTTAGCCGCAAATAGTATTGTTGTCACCCAACCTTACACACAAGTTGATGGTGAATCTTACTTACGCTTTAGAGCCTTGCCGACAACAGGTGCTATCAGTTTAATGTCTGCAGCTTATGCCGCAGGTACAAAACCTGATGCACGATTCTTTGGTGTAGAATTTAGCACAGATATTCAAGAAGCCGTGCCTTTACGTACACGCAAGACGTACCCATCTATTTCTGAATCTGAGCGTTTAAACATCACATCGGAAATTGTATGGGAGAATGTTAAAACTGTTCGATCTTTGACAGAAGAACAATTCAACAAAGGATTGGGCAGCCGCAGACCTAAGCTTCGTTACATGGAAAACGGACAGCAGGTGGTTGTTGAAACATTCAAACCTACAGTTTTTGCCTTACGTTTGAAATCTAAAGGACAACTGTCGGGGCAGCTTGATAATTTCTTTGTTGACGCTACAATGTGTGTACCCCAAGACAAAGACGCAGACTGGAGAAATTGGCCAACGCTTGATCTTGAGCCTTCACAGAACCCTGCGGACGCTTATAAATGGCTATTACAGGGTGGTATGAACTACTCCCCTGCACCGATTAGCAAGATTGATAACATAGCTTTAAACACATGGCGTAACCGTTGTAATGATGAAGGTTGGACTATTTCTGCGTTGATTGATTACGAAGGCTCATTGCAACGTGAGCTTATCAATGTCGCTTACACAGGACGCGCAGAGTTTGCATTTAATGATGGTAAGTACACTGTTGTCGAGAAGATTAAGCGTACAAACTATACCCAAATGTTCACACCAAAGAACACCCGCGACTTCCAATCACAGCGTAATTATGAAGAAGATGTAGATGGTATTCGCTTCAACTTCGACAGTGCCGCTGTGGATTATGAGAAAGACGAGGGCATCTTTCTTGATCCTAGACGCAACCCTGATGTTGTGGGTGGTGATGAAACAAGACAACGTGGTAGATTTCAAGGCTTGGATTTTTGGGGTATTGATAACTTTGAACAAGCCTATCGTTTTGCACGCTTTGAATTCTATGAGCAAACACTGCAACGTGAGTCTTACACATTTAAAACTAGCGTTGAGGGATTAAGAGCCACACGTGGATCATTAGTTAAGATACAGAATGACATTATTAATGTTGGCTTAGGTGCAGGACGTGTTAAGTCGATTAATGGAAACATTGTCCGCATTGACGAGACAGTGGACATTGAAGATGGTGTAGGACAGCTTGCGTTAGAGTTCAGAGCCGATGACGGATTTATTAGCACAACAACTGCGACTTATCTCGGAGATGGCTTGTGGGAATGTGATAATTTACATTCGTCTGTCAATGTTGGAGATCTAGTTAGCTACGGTGAATCAGAGCGTGTAACTTTAGACGCTATTGTTGTGGGTGTCTCGTATGACGAAGATTTAAACGCGACAATTACAGCAGTGAATCGAGCAGATGAGATATTTGACAGAGATGGCGACTTTATCCCTGAATATAGCGCAGTCATCACACCAAGACCTGATAACAACCCACCACCTAGGCCTTTCATTAGCGTCCCTGTTGTAGACGGTAGTCGTGGTATTGCGAGTGTTACAGTAACCTCCCCGATCTATCTTGGGCGTGAGATTACTGTCCTAATTCAAGCAAGAGAGTATCCAACAGGTTCACCGCCAGATGAATTCTTCAGTAGTCCAAACACTGGTTGGGAATATGTAGCAAGCGGTAGCTCAGATCAAAATATCTACAAACTGACAGGATTGAATCAAGGCTCTAGTTATGAGATTAGAGCACAATTCCGTGATGTTTCGAATAACACTTTATCTCTTTGGAGTAAGGTGGTTTATGCGATCATCCCAACCGGATCGCCAATCCCACCAATTACAGAGTTTTTCCATGAATATCGTAAAGATGGTACATATTTAAAATACACGAATATCCAACACCCTGAGTTTGATGTTTATGAGATTAGAACAGATACAAACTTTGGTGATAAAGAAGTAGGGTTTGTTGGTGAGACCCGTGACAGCGAATACTTTGCAGGGTTACAGAACTCTAAATTTAGTTACTTTATTGCGACTAAGAACATCTACGGTGTTTATGGGCAGTGGGTAGAATCTGAGATCGAACACCCTGAGCCTATTATTCTTGAGCTACCTGTATTCACATCAGACGGTTTTGGTATTATATTAGAATGGGAAGATGCAGAGTCAGACTTCAACGTGTTACACTATGAGGTACGCTTTGTACCACCCAGCGAGCAAGATCGGAGTGTAGAAAACTCTACTCTTTTAGGTAAATTTGATACAACCTCTGCATTCCACAGTACTTTGGTTGAAGGTGAATACACTTATTTCATACGTGCTGTAGATATTGCAGGGAACACTTCTGCATGGGTATCTTCTAGTTTTACCTACACCCAACCTGATGATTTAGAGTTACTAGATCCAATCCGCGAGGCTATTACCAATTTAAATGAAGAGCTTGAATCGAAATTCCCGATTAAAGAGCAAGACATATCGGATGAAGCGATAAGCAGACAGAAATTTGCGGACGGGATTGAGCCAGTTGTTATCGTTAATTCACTGCCCACTAGCAATGTTGGCGAGGTTGTGTTCTTGACCACTGACTCCAAGCTGTACCGCTGGGACGGATCATCTTATATAGCATCTGTAAAAACCGAAGATTTGGATGGAAAGGTATTAAGTGACCAAATAGAAAGTATCATATCTTCTCAGATAACTGGGCAACTAACTAGTGAGCAAATAGAGAGCATTTTAGCTGAGAAGATTAGCGGCGAAATAACTGAAACGCAAATCAGCGATAATGCAATCTCCACTCCTAAAATAAAAGCCAATGCAGTTAACGCTGACAAGATTGCAGCCAATGCAGTCACTGCTGTTAAAATTCAGGCTGGCGCAGTTAATGCTGACAAGATTGCAGCCAATTCAATCACTGTACAAAACGCAGCTCTTGCTGATGCAGTTGTACAAAGGGCAAAAATTGCAGACCTAGCAGTAGATACAGCGAAAATCGCAGACTTAGCTGTAACTGACGCTAAAATAGATACTCTCTCTGCTAGTAAATTAACGGCAGGTGTTATTAATGCAGCGATAACTAACACCAACATTCTAACAATCGCTCAAGATGGAATCATCAGAAGCGCAGGTAAAAATAACGCAGGAGATTCCACTGCTGGCTTTTGGATGGGTTGGAACGATGTTGCTGGTGCGTACCAATTCGGTATAGGAACAAACGTCAACGGTATCCTTTGGGACGGCAGCGAGTTGCAGGTCGCAGGCGATGTAATTGCTGAAGACAACATCAAAACAAATGCGGTAACTGCAAATAAGATAAATGTAAGCTCGCTTTCCGCGATTACGGCGAACATGGGTACGCTTAACGCTGGAACAATCAACGTAGCAAGCTCAGGCAACTACGTGCGTCTAAATGACTCGACCGACTTTTTAATCGCTGGTACTAACAACAACATTGTTTTTCGTATCTCAAAAAATCAATCTGAGTCGAGAATCAACGGGAGCTTTTTAGAGGGCGCGTCGGTGTTGGGGGATGCGCTTAGCGAAGATGCAATAGATACCATCAGGAATGCGCTTGGCTCTGCCGCGCCAGAAACAGGCGGAGTAAGGTCAACCACAGAAATCATCGCGACTAACACGTTCACGCTGAATTCGTTTGAGTCCAACGGCTCAGATGTAGCGGTGCAGCTGAACTATTTAGGACAAAGCGCTATTTACTCTGGACCGCAAGGACCAACACCTCCTGCACCACAGGTTCAGGTCATCATTCGACGGGGTTCAACACAGGTTTATGACCAAACGTTCCACGGGTCAAGCAGCGCGGAACAGGACTTTGATCAGAATTTGTATGAAGTGCAGATGCCGTCTATCTCTACTCAATTCAACGACACCTCTGCACCGACCGGCACTTTATCCTACAGCGTTGAGTTCATAATCTCTTTTTGGGACGTGTCGACGTATGGCGCGCTAACATCTAGCTTTACATTCAGAACATCACAGCAGGCGATTGGGGTGGAAAGTGTAACGTGGAGCACCTTACCTAGCAAGCCATTCGAAACCATAGGCACAGGCCTGTCAGTTAATGGCACAGCATTAACTGTAACTAGTCCGTTCAACCCGAGCGGAACATATGCTGGGTTACGGGCACAAGCAACAACTAAAGCGGATGTAGGTTTGTCTGGAATTCCAAACACAAACGGAAGTACAGTAAACTTTTTGCGTGGTGATGGTTCGTGGGTAACACCACCGAATACCACTTATTCTGCGGGTAGTGGAATTAGTTTAAGCGGCACTACGTTTAGTGTTGCAGGTGGTGATGGCTTAACGCAGCAAGCGAGTGGCTTGGCGGTTGATAGCACCGTTGCTAGGAATATACGGATTCCCGGGTTATCTAGGGCGATTGATCATGATGAACCTTGGGGCAAGGCCATTGTTATGTTGTTCCCTGCTTCTGGCTCAAGAGCTCATAATGTTATGGGTACAATACACAGCCAAAGGTCAACAGGATACCAACAAATATCTAGGGTGGATTTTGGCTACTCATCAAGAAGCTCTGACCCGGCTACTCCCGATATGTATTTAGAGCAGATATGGGGCAACAAAAGAAGAGCAGGGGCTAATGAATGGAAGTTCTGCACTTTCAATTATTTAGGCACTGAATGGGTAGGGATGTATTTTGATGGAGTAAGGAACACTGTTTCTCAGGCTTGGTTCTCTGGGATAACTACCTACTCTGGTAGTGAATTTTTAACAGTTTTAAATACAACTCAGGTTACTGACTTAAACGAGTTACCTGTTACAGGCATAGCCACGAAAGACTTTAAGGGTACTTTTGGTGCTGAAGCGGTAGTGCTATCGACGGCAGGTACAGCAACAAACCATGCTGTAAGAGCCGATAGAACCCTAACTGGCGGCACGGGTATCGA